AACCATTCGAACCTCCAGCCCCTTGTGTACCTGTTGTTCCTTGTGTTCCAGCACCAGTAGTTCCTTGACTTCCACCACTACCTGCGGTTCCTTGACTTCCCGTACCTCCTCCAGCTCCTACAGTACCTTGGGTTCCTACCGCTCCATCTAGACCTTTAATACCCTGTGTACCTTGTGAACCAGCACCACCTCCACCTGAGGTTCCTTGAGCTCCTTGAGGTCCGCCTGAACCTACATTTCCACGAATACCTTGAGTACCTTGAGTACCAGTTGTTCCTACAGTACCTTGAGTTCCTGTAGAACCTGTACTACCTGTAGTTCCTGTTGTACCTTGAGTACCTGTAGACCCTGTAGTACCTACTGTTCCTTGAGTACCTGTAGACCCTGTACTACCAGTTGTTCCTACAGTACCTTGAGTTCCTGTAGAACCTGTACTACCTGTAGTACCTACTGTTCCTTGAGTACCTGTAGACCCTGTACTACCAGTTGTTCCTACAGTACCTTGAGTTCCTGTATTTCCCTCAAGACCACGAATACCTTGAATTCCTTGAGTTCCAATTGGACCTTGTGGTCCTGTAGAACCTACTGGTCCATGTAAACCTTGAGTTCCTATTGTTCCTTGAGTACCTATTGTACCCTGAGTTCCCGTAATTCCCTGAGTTCCTATTGTTCCTTGAGTACCTGTAGACCCTGTACTACCTGTAGTTCCCGTTGTACCTTGTGTTCCAACACCTCCTGTAGTTCCTACAGTACCTTGAGTTCCTGTAGAACCTGTACTACCTGTAGTTCCTATAGTACCTTGAGTTCCAATTGGACCTTGTGGTCCTACAGAACCTACTGGTCCATGTAAACCTTGTGTACCTTGTGTACCTGTAGTACCTGTAGTTCCCTGTGTTCCGATTGTACCTTGTGAAGCTGCTCCAGCTGAAACTCCTTGAATTCCTTGAATACCTTGAGTACCTATTGTACCCTGAGTTCCGGTAATTCCCTGAGTTCCTGTAATTCCCTGAGTACCATCTGTACCTTGTGTACCTGTAATTCCTTGAGTACCTATTGTACCCTGNGTTCCCGTAATTCCCTGAGTTCCTGTAATTCCCTGAGTTCCTGTAATTCCTTGAGTACCTGTAATTCCCTGAGTACCTGTAATTCCTTGGGTACCAGTTATACCCTGAGTACCATCTGTACCTTGTGTACCTGTAATTCCTTGAGTACCTATTGTACCCTGAGTTCCCGTAATTCCCTGAGTTCCTGTAATTCCCTGAGTTCCTGTAATTCCCTGAGTACCTGTAATTCCCTGAGTACCTGTAATTCCTTGGGCACCAGTTATACCCTGAGTACCATCTGTACCTTGTGTACCTGTAATTCCTTGAGTACCAGTTATACCCTGAGTACCATCTGTACCTTGAGTACCTGTAATTCCCTGAGTTCCTGTAATTCCCTGAGTACCATCTGTACCTTGAGTTCCCGTAATTCCTTGNGCACCAGTTATACCCTGAGTACCATCTGTACCTTGTGTTCCAATTGCACCTTGTGTACCTGTAGTTCCTTGACTTCCTGTAGTTCCTTGAGTACCATCTGTACCTTGTGTTCCAATTGCACCTTGTGTACCTTGTGTTCCAATTGCACCTTGTGTACCTGTAGTTCCTTGAGTTCCTATTGTACCTTGAGCACCTGTAGTTCCTTGAGTTCCGGTGGTTCCTTGTGTACCTGTAGTACCTTGAGTACCTGTACCTCCACCACTACCAGCTGTTCCTTGAGTTCCTGTATTACCTGTTGTTCCCTGAGTTCCAACACCTGTGGTACCCTGTGTACCAATCGGACCTTGCGCACCAGTTGTTCCTTGAGTAGTTCCTGCTGTACCTTGTGAACCCTGAGAACCATCAGACTGTGCTCTCCTGTTAACGGCGTTGTGAGGCATACTCTTTAGAACATTGCTGTATCGGGCCATATTATTCTAATTAAATCTAGTTGCACTGTTTTAATTTTGTGCTAAAAATAGATAGCAGGGCTCAAGCCCCACCATCTTAGTTCGTTTCTGTTATCTAAGCTACGTTAAGCTTTAATATCTCTACGTTGGCCATCCAGTTAACGTTGTGACCAGTGTCACCTGTTACCTTTAATTCCCATGTATCGGCTGTGTTATTTTCTGCTAATGTAGCATCATAATTGCTTGTACCAGTGTCTTCGTTAAGAACTCTCTTGGTTACACCAGTAGTTCCAATAGTTGAAGTTCCACCTTGGTTTTTGAAAGTAGCGATAACTTCATAAGCCGCAGTTTGTCCTGCATCTCCTGCTTTTCTTCCTATAACTGTTGCTTTAACTAACACACTGTCGTTTGCTGCTAAATCCCATGCATTGCTTGAAGTAGCTCCATTATATATTACAGTGGCTGTATTATTAGTTGTTTGTCCTCTGTAGACTACGTTTGTTGTTAATTGTGAATCACCTTTTGTTCCAAAGTTTCCTGCTGCGGTGGATATTGCACCAAATAAGGTATCCTGTGAAGTACCACTATAACCCATCTGTAATCCAAATCCAAATTCTGCCGCAGATACATTTGCTTGACCAAACAACAAACCATAGTATCCAGCAGCTAATGTATTATCCCTTCCACCAACTGCGTGATGCCCCACACCAACGGCAGAGCCATCATGTGTATTACCCGCACCCCATGTGAGACCACCGGTACCTCCACCAGTATTACCACTTCCACCCATGATATTGTAATCACAGTTAGACTTGAGGTTATTACTACGTCCAGCCAATAGGTGATGGTCAGCATTGGCGAAACCCCCACCAGATATGATATTACCCTCTCCGAAAACAGCAGAGTTAGCTCCGCTGACTAGATTTCCTGAACCCCATACGAAACTATGTTCCGCTGTTGTGGCGTTACCACAAGCTATGCCACCAACTACTGAATAGTCGGCTACGTTTGTATTCCCACTACCAAAAACATATTGGTAGCTTCCAGAGAGAATTGTATTATCTCCGAAATTTGCTTTATTTCCAAATCTATATCCTAACATATTTATTTCCTTAAGCAGTGCTCACTGCTACTTGTGTAATCTCTACACTAGCTACTATTTCCATTGCGGTTGCAGCTTTACCTGTAAATTTAAACTCTAAACTATCGTTTGTATCATTCGCTGTACATGCTAAAGCCATTGTACCTGTAGACTCAAGTATAGTTGTTACAGTTGCGGGAGTACTTAACATACTAGTTGTAGCACCAGTCCTATTTAAAATACCACTAACGTGATAAAATGCGTGTTCTGCAACACCTGCTAGTGCTTTAGCTACAACATCTGCTCTAAATCTCCATGCCATACCATCAGCAATAGTTAAAAGTCCACTATCTCTTAATGTTAAGACTGTTGGGGTTGCATCTGTTACTTTAGCTCTTAATACTGCTATAATTTGCTGAGCTGAACCCGGTCCGATTCCGCCCGCTGCTGTTGCAAGGTAGTTACCTAAATTAAGAGTTCCTGCGTGTTGTACTGAACAACCTTCACCTAATGCTATCGAGTTCGAATGATTACTTGTATTAAATCTTCCTACTAGTAAACTATCGTCAGCTCCTCCTGAAAGGGTGTTAGCGTGTCCTATTACTACACCGTCAGCAGAACCATCTATAGAGATATTATTGTTACCTACTATCATAACTCTACTTCCACTTAGTGTGTTACTCGACCCAACGACCATTCCTATATTGTTAGCGTCGTGCGTCATATAATTGCCAGTTCCAAACTGGGCCTGTTTTCCAAATCTATATCCTGCCATATTTTCTCCGTTTTATTTCAAACACCGAGTCACCGAAGTGCTCACCGAATAATATTGTGGGGACTTTAACCTGCCCCCAAAGGTTGAGTATTTTACCCTACACTCAAAGGTTTATCAACAGTTTTAAGCGTTGATAAGTATGCATCCAACTTCAGGTCGAATAACTTTGAGACCATATCTCATAGACATATACGAACCGACGATTCCAAAACCGGGGTTTGCTTGTTCTACAGTGAGAGGTCTTCTTTCCACGTAAACCATAGGTTTAACGGAAAGGTCAAAGACACCGAATCTGTCCGAAGGCACATAAGCGTTGACGACTACAGTTAATCCATACAACGAACCTACGACACCGGTTGAAGCAGTCGTAGAGACTGGGCTTCCGGGCATCATAGCTGCGGTTGTATTATTAGCTGCACCACCGGCTTCTCCTTGTGCTGCTGTAAAAGCAGTTACAAAGTCACCTAAGTCTAATAAAGACTTGTAGTGAGCTGGGGAGATGAAAAGGTGGCTTGCATTGTACCCGTGGGTAGAAATGCGGTCAATAGCTGTGGTGATATCAGAGAGAGCTAAGTCTCCTGCTGTGGCACCGGCTGCATTCACGTATGAATTACGAATTAACCTTGCGGCTGATTCATTTCCATAGGAGTTCAATCGTGAACTTCCACTATCAATATCTGTTGCTGTCATACCTGCTCCGAAGAATCCGGAGTAAGGGTTGGTTGCAAAAGTTGTGATAGTTGATTCAAGTGTGGCTGCAATGATTGGGACTGTTCCTAATACAGCGTCAGCAGTTGCTGAACCGAAAATAACTTTGACAACACTGTCAGTTACATGACGGTCTACAGCTCTGCGAGCTTCATTCAAAGCCATTTCGACTTCGTTGAATCTGGAATCTTCAATCATTCTTCGGGTAACACCTACTGCAATACCCCATTCTTTCACTGAGACACGCTCTGAGCGTAGCTTAGTGTGTTGGTATTCAGGGGTTGTTCCCTCGTTTATTTGTTCAAGCTTCATGCTTGGTCTTGCTAGGGTAATATCAATATTACCTCCGGTATCGGTTGTCATTGGGTCAGCAAAGAAAGACATTACAGGAAGCTGAGTGACTTTGTAGTCCATTATTGCTTCTTTGTAATCTATTAATACTCTCTCTCCTAATCCTCCGTCAATCGAACCAGTATTCAAACTGGTCAATAAACCGGACGTTGGTGTTGGATAATCTGTCATATTTCTTTATCTCCTTAGAGGGTCTGACATTTATGTAGACCTGCTCCTGCTGCTGCTGCTGCTTCTAATACTACAGCTTGTGTTTTTGGGTCAGTTGTTGCTTGCGTTGCTGCTAGTAATTGACCTGCGGTCGTTCCCATCATCAATGCTACACCTGCTGCTAAATCTGCACAGTTAATGTGTAGAACTACTCCAACACCAGTTATGAGAGATGCTATATCCCCGTCTGCTGCGTTAGTTAGTGCTATACCTGCATATGCGAATCCTTGTCCGCTACCATTAGCGGAATCTGCTTTCTGCAATTCACCATTGGCATCAATGGTACATGCGTCTCCGGCTACAATAGCTTCAGCTGCGGTATACGGAAGTATACGTGCTGGAGCTCCACCGTCATTAATTAAAATTTCTGTTGCCATATTTAATCACCTTTTTTATAGTAGTCTGCATTCAAACGAATACTCCCACCTTTGTCTTTGGACATTCCGAATTCTCTCTTGACTTCTGGTTCTGTATCTTCTGAAGCTACTTTACCTTTACCGAAAGTTCGTTCGACATCCGTGTTTGGCTCTGGCATTCCTGCAAGAGCGTCGTTAAATCCAGTCAATCTGGACTCATCCCAAGCTGAAAGTTCTTCTACGCGTGCATCCTTCTTCTCTTCTTCGGTTGTACCAAACAAGATTTCTCTGGATATAATTGCTTCTACTGCTTGCAACTTTCGGGCTTCTACTTCTTTCAAGGTTCTTTCTTCTTCAGCTAATTTGAAAGCGTCTATTTCTTTAATAGCAGCTTTATACTGAGATTCCATATTCTTGTTAGATGCAGTTGCTTCTTCAAGTTGTGTGCGTAGCGAAGCGAACTCGCGTTCGACAATGCTTTCTGCGTCGGATTTTACATTAGTTTCTACTTTATCTTCTGACATAGTTTGTTCCTTTGTATTATCGCACCCACATTCACCTTCGTGGCCACCACAACCACAGTCGTGGTCGTCATTAGGGTTATGTGAATCACATTTCGTTTCTATAGTACATTCCTTGCATACTGGGTCCATTTTTTCATTGTCAATGAAACTTACCTCTGTAGGACGAATATTGGTGGCATAAGTGTCACCCATCACATCAATATCATTGGAAAACCAATCGATACTAACATGAGTCATATCTCCATCCTTGACTTTTTTCATTACTTCTTCACCGCGGCCATATTTGTTAGATACTGTTGCCAGCATCTTTACTGCGGTTTTTCCATTGTCCATCTCGATTAGCTCTGGATTAGCAGCCATGCCGATTAAGTCCTCGGCTGTTCGTTGATGGTCTACATATATCGGAAGGTCAGCAAAAGAAGTTAAATTATCTTTTAGCATTCCCTTTTCAATATAAACTTGATTCATATCACCCTCGACTTCATATTCGTGAAGTCCGGATGTTATAGCGATAACTGGGAATGATATCGAATCTACTCCCTCATCGCTTGTAAATGCCACTTCGTCGCCTTCAGTGACTGAAAGCGCAAATGACCTACGAACTGGTTCAATAGTTTTGTCCTCTGCAAACTCCCGTTCTACTCCGTTCTCTTGAGCCCACATGCTACACATGCCAGCTGCAATCTCTTCGGNNTTATCAAAACCCCTCTTNTTTAGAGTAGCTTTAGTAGCTATCATACATTTTTCGAATGTCATGCTCTATCTCCTGTTGCGTTTGCGGAGGGNTTATTGCCTCTGTTCTGTGCTCTGGAAGATTCTTCTTTCTTATCTTGATTCTTTCCTCCAGATATATTAGCATTCTTATCTCCCTGTTCTTGTTGGATAGGAGAGGCCTTGATATCCTCAGAAGTTTCCATATCTAATGTGGCTACTCCTTCTGGGTCCAGTCCTCGCTCTTCTCTAACTTCTCCGGGTGATAAAACTCCTTCTGATAAGTATATCATATCAGTCTTAGCTTTAACGAATGCATCTTCAACATTAATTTGCCTAAACTTAAATCTAGCTTCACCTTTCTCTAATTGAGGCATAAGCTGGGCATTAAGTGCGCCCTCTACCATCGTTTGTAAGTATCTTACATAAGGTTCAAAAATAGGTCGTGCTTTATCTGGGTCTGTCCACATTGTCTTTGGAGTTTTAAGGGCGACATGGATTTTATCCATTATGTCGTCAGTATACTTACCATATTCGAATGCACGTTGAGTTCCTTGTAGTTCTTTAATTACTATATCGTTTCCGTGAATGATATCTTCACCCGGCGCTAAATTATTAAAGGCATCTACTATTTCATTAATTTTATCAGGACCATAAGGCATATCAGGTAAACCAGCTGAAACATCATACCTTGAATTAGCGTATTTGTTTAAAGCTGCACCTATATCACGTTCTGCATAGTCTTTTAAATCAACTAGATATAAAATGGGATGTATGTCAGACAAACCATAAGCGAAATCATCAAATTGATTATTCTTTAACTCAATAATCTCATTTTCTTCAAATCTTATGTTTTCTTTATCATCGCCTATTTTTTGATAATAATATTCTATTTGTCCATGTTCGTTCCTTTTAACAAACATGTTTTGACTAGACCTGAGTACTAAGTTGTCTCCAGTCCATTCTAAATATCCCGTACCAAAAATACGAGCATTTCTTAACCAACCATATAATATATGTTCTATATTAATATCTCGGAACATTTCTTCTACTTCTTCTCTTACATCTTCGTCGGCTGTTACGATGTCAAAATTATCTTTAACAGCGTATAAACATGGTAAATCAATTAAACTACGAACTATAGGGTCAGATAAATATACATTCATATATGTTCTGTTTTTACCTATGTGTGGTTCAAAATCCTTTTGTCCACCGACAGCGAACCCTTTATCAATCTTCAGGCGTTGTATAACCCCCGCTCCATAACTTCTAGGGTCGTCTTCTTTGTACGTAGGATTACTTCCAACGGAGGCAAACGTACGTCTAACTCTATCTATAAACGACATGGCTATTTATAATTACCTTTAATGAGTATATAAAGATTGTGTTAGATTCCCCTTAGGCCTTGTTTGTTTAGGGTGTGTTTACGTTGACTAGTGGTGAAAAGTGACACACCAGAGTGCGTTCCTTTGTTTCCTACAGATGCTGAATAGTTTTTACTAATTGGGCGTGATACTATTGTTTGCCCAAAATTACCAGACATAGGTAACATACTTAAAGTAGCATGAAGGGCCATAGCAGTACTATCGCAATAGTCATCGTGTCTTCCGGAGGGTGCTGATATCTTCTCAGTCTTATTAGCAGCATCCATAGTATATTCTAAATCAATATGTTCTTTAGTCCATTTATGTATTAGTTTAGCTTCGTTGTGGTCTAATCCTTCAGGATTGGGTACCTTTACCCTTCCCTGTTGAATATAAGAAGTAAAATCTCTATACATCTGTGTCTTAGTACCTCTTGGTCCACCTGTAAACACAAAGGCTACAAAATGAACATCAGAACTTAAACACGCCAACCGTAAATCATGCTCAACCGCACCCCCAATACCAGTGCAATCAACAATGAGCCGATTAGCACCCAGCTGGTTGGTAACGTCCATGATACGTTGACGTTGGTATGGAATATCATGTCCACCAGTTCTAGCATTGATTTCTTCAATGTATATAAGTCTAGCAATATTGTCTTCATCAGACTTTTCAAGGGACCATGCACTAATGACAGTAGAGTTAACAGATTTACCAATGTCAACGCCAACAGTAATATTCCCGCTTCCCTGTCCTCCTGCATGCCCATCAAGTTTATTAAGTATGTAATCATCGTAACAGGCCTTTACTTTTTCTGGATTGAATACACTCGATACACTCTCTACAAACTCACATTCATATTCTGTCCTCCAGTAGATAGAATCTTCACCCCATTCCGTCATTTTATCTAACATTTCTATATCTGTATAGGGAGCTGAATAAGCATCCCCTTTCTTTACCGCGTCTCTCCACGTATAGTGTAATCTTTTAAACGTCGTTGCATAGCCATCATCGTATAAGTATTTATACATGTGGTTGTCTTTTGATTTAGGCGTACCTAAGTTAATAAAAGGAGCTTTATTAGCTATAATACAAGGCTCTACATTGTCAATGAACAATTTATCGTCGATGAGTGGAGACTCATCAACAACTAAGAACGTAGGATGTTGTCCCCGTATAGCTTGTCCTTGGTTACTAGGCGCCAATGGAGCTCTACGCATTATTGTGCCCCCCTTAAGTGTTATGTTGGGCTTGTTATG